TTTTAGTAGAGTATTTAAAAGGACTGCCCTGACCTCTCATTTTACCCCTTCCTTTATATCCACCTGCACCTCTTACACCTTCATCTACAAATGCCCAATAATCCTCAGCACCACCAAATTCAAATTCTAATGTTATACTTTCTTTTTGTGTTGTAACTAAATAATCAAAGTCATTGTATAATGTATTTCCACTTGTTTGCTTTTTCTTCTTTTTTAGAATAGACCTTCCTTCCTTGACTACATTTGCGCCAAGTTTCTGCATTGCTTGTATGGTATTTTTAAACTGCATTAGCTATTTGGGACTATTGGAACATTACAAAGATCATTAGTGTTAGGCACTTGAATACTTAAATTTGCAGCCCACCCTGTCAAAGTATTATCAAATCTTGCCGTAAATGGTTCTGCGTTAATAGGAAGGCTTAAAACAACATCATTGTCCACCCAAGAAGCAGAATAAAGACTTTGATGAAACTCGCTTATAACGTCCCTAATTATGTTTAAAGTTTGTGAATAGGTATTAACACGACCTAATCTTTGATTGTTTGGTTCTGCTCCCAATTGATCGCTTACCATATCCATAACATAAATAGAAAAATTATAAGTTAAAACGCCCTTGTCTACAACTACTGTGCCAGGCTCTGCATATAAAACAATATAATCAGTAGCACCAAGTTTGTTAATGTCTACTTCATCCATTTGTCCTGAGTGAAAGCTAAAAATTTGATAATGCTTTTCAGCAATTTTTTCTAAATATCCGACTACATTTCTAAATGTTATCATAATTGTTCCTTTGTTTATTATTGTGATCTTGTGTAAATGCTAAATAAGTTAGCGTTTCTAAAATCGGTATTCTGGTTATTTTTTCAATGTCTAAGATGTTATCAGCTAAACTATATAAAACATTATACCACCCCCATTTACTTTGCATGCTTACACCTTTTGTTGTTTCATTTCCTGATTGACTAAAAAGTTGTGCGAAATCTTCGCCAATTTTTCGCCTAAATTCAAAAAAAAACCTAAGCTTGATAACGCTATATCCATTGGACATTCCTTAAACAATTCTTCCTTAAACTCATCTGGGTTATAGTTTTCAATAGTATATCTTTCGTTCCTTTCAAACGTAACTTTTCTGTATAGTATTGACATTATAATGTGCAAATTCTCAATAGGATTTTTACAATATGTTTCAAGGTCTATATACTCGCCTGTGGTTATTCCAGAGAGATTAGGACAAAAGCCGTATTTTTCTTTTTTGAACATAAATGTTTTTCTAAATTCTTCTTTGTCTGGTTCTGTATCAATCATTTTTTTAAGTATGCTCATTATCTCTAATAAGTCCTTGTAAGCCATTTTCTTTACAATAAAAGGACTTACATTACATAGCAACGCTAAACTCTTTATAACCTTGTTTTTCTCACTTCCTTTGCCTTCCTGTATTTCTACATATTTTTGATAAGTTTCTATTGTTATGTCTGACCACTTATCAGGAATTGTTAGTTTAACTTCTTTCATTACTAATAAATATAAAAGTTTATAATTCGTTTTTCATAGTATATAATATTTCCCACTATGATTTATTGATAATTTATTTAAACATAAATATCTTGTAGCGTCAATTATATGATCGTTGACTTTTACAGGATTATTTAATACGTCACCATTTTTATCTGTTGCCCATTTGTAAGTTCTAAATTCTTTAATAGCGTTTGTGCTATCTTTCGTAATATGTATTTTGTATCTTCTCATAATATCAATACCTAAATGTATTCCTGCCCCTTTCTTTGCAGGTTTTATATTGAAGCCTTGACGATAAATTTCTTCTATGCTTTTAGGCTCAGCACTATCACCAATTATTTCTGATTGTCTACTAATTCCAAAATCTTTTAGCTTATTAGCAAGATCGGTATTTGTTAATCTTTTTTCGTATAATAATTCTTTTATGTATAAATTATCATCTTGTGCCCTCACTTCTACAAGTGCCGTAGGGCTATTTGTAAAACCAAAATCTAATCCATAACCTATTAAATTACCTTGCATATCATCAACTAATTCAAACTTTCTAAATATGACTGTTTGAACAGAACCTATTTCCCCTAATCCATAAACCTGCCAATAATCTGGATCAAGATCCTTTAATCTTTCTATTTCTGCAATGGTATCTTTATCTAAAAATGGATTTGCTAAATATGTTGATTTTATAAATGTGCAATCATTCCTTGTTACAACTTTATCGTATATCCAAGAATAAGGATCAGAAGGATTATAATCTAAATAAATTTGTTCTGTTGTCCTTAAAATTAGTTGAGTCCAATCTTCGTAGGTCAATTCATTGGCTTCATTAAGCCATAAGTAATTACGCTTTCTTCCCCTTATTTTTTGTGGTTGATCGACTGAAATAAATTCGATTAGATTATCATTCAGCGTGTATGATAATTCTGATTTATTGTGATATTCTTCAGAATATAAATCTAATTCTTTAAGAATAGAAATTACATCACGATAAGCCGTTCCCTTTAATGCTGGTAAAGTCTTTCTAACAATAGTAAATGTTTTTCCTGTTTCTTGTAATGCTTTTATAATAAATAATTGACAAAGCGAATAGGTCTTAGAACTTCTTGTGCCCCCTTGCAAACAAGTTATTCTATTAGTAGACCTATAAGCCTTGTTAAAGACATTTGTTGTTTTAATCTTTATTTGTGTCAATTACTTCTATTTTAATTTCACTTATTGATTTACCTCCGCTTGTTATATCAACTTCGGACTTCTCCGTATATCCTCGCCCTTTTCCTTTTGTCTTTAAAAAGAATATAGTCGCAGCAGTATTATTTTTTTGTATTTGGTTATGTAATTGGCTTTCCGCAAAATCCAATGCTACATTCTGCAATTCATCTACTTGCTTTTTAAACTCCTCATCATTATTATACCAATCATAATAAGTTGTTCTTCCAACCCCCACCTTTTTACAAGCTGATGTGACTACTCCCAAAGACTTTTCTAAGGCTTGAATTAACGCTTTCTTTTTTATGTGTTCGGTTTTGTTCATTATTAGATTAAATTTAATATATGTTCTATTATTATTTTAGTATCATCTTCATTATTATTTTCTAATAAGCTTACTTCGTTATTTTGTATAATGTTTCTTATTTTAGTTTCCTTAGCTTTCTTAAATTTTTCTGTTTGTGTATCGTTTCTTATTATATGTCTATTATGTATTTCTTTATGATTAACTTTCAATATAATTTTGTCGCACTCCAATTCATTAAATAAACTCTGATTAAAAAGCCTATCTCCTTCAAATATAATATTATCTTCCTTAATCTTTTTTGCGAACTCAATAAAATGTGGTTGAACTGCCATTGAAAGCTTATCCGTTCCACTAAACAATGATTTATCATATATACCTATAATATATACTTTCTTATCTTTATTATATAAACCTCTTAGAAGCTTGTATTTGAATGTTTTTAACGGCAACAGGCTTTTTATTACCTTTCTCATTAAAGTTGTCTTACCAGTCGCAGGAACACCTCCTATTGCTATAATTCTTTTAGCCATTCTTTATTATATGTTTCATTTCTAAATTGCCATAATACTGACCAGTCAACTCCTTTATTTACATTAGTTTGCATTTTTTCTATTTCTTTTCTTTGTCTGTCAATGTAATATCCAACATACCTTTTGCCTTTTTTAAATTTCTTATAAGCACATAAAGTTGTTTCAATATTCCATATATTCTTATGATTTATATTTAAGGCTTCAACTTCTTTTTTTAATTCTTTAAATTTATATTGTAAATAATTTATTTGTTTTTTTGTGAGCCTTTTATTCTTTCCATGTGTATCTAATTCATTGTGCCCTAAATGATATACTAAACCATTCCTGCAACTTTCTGCATTAGCAAGATCTAAATATGTAGGTTCAAAATCATATCCAGTCAATACATTAACCATCTCTAAATAAATAAACATTGTGAATCTCCCAAAATTCCTTATTTGAGAAAGATTAACATAACAATTATCATAGGTAGATTGTTTTGTTGGTTGTTTTAATGAAGCGAAATAGTTTTCTTGTGTTCTGCTTCCTATAAGGTTTTTATAACTTACAAAAGTTTCAACAAATTTGTTTTGTGATTTTATTCGTAACCGATCTGTTTGAAACAATGTTTTTTCTTTGTTTTTATTCCACCATCTATCAAGCCTACCAACATCAACATTCTCAAAGTCTGGAAATTCATTATAAACGTAATATACCATTGTTGCCGAATAGCAAGTTCCAAACAAAAATGCAAGCCAATATCTTTGCTCTATATTTAATTCAAATCTATCAGCTACATATTTCAAACAATCATTGCTTGGATCTATGTCTTTTGCTTTTGATGATAATATATGATAATCTATGAAGTCCACCAAATATTCTGTTTTTCACCTGCTTTAGTTTGTGTTATTCCTGCTTTAGTCATTCCCATTGCTTTATAAAATTTGTTTCCAATATCATTATCAACATTACATTTTAACATTAATGGTGTTGGTAAATGATCGTATAACATTCTTCCTGCTCCCTTTTGTGTGCTTTCGGTGTCTACACCTATTTCGTATAATACATTTGCTTTGTATTTTTTTGAATAGCCATATCTCATAAAAGCAATGTTATCAATAACCACATAAGTATAAGTTGTTCCACCTTCTAAAAACTTATCCCAAATCCAAAATAAATTAAAATTTCCTATGTGTTTTTTGTGTTGTTTATGAAGCTTCTTTATTAATTCTGCATCATTTTTATTTGCGGTTCTAATTTTCATAAATTTTATTAGGCTTTAATTGTGTTGGATTAAAGTTGTTATTTACTCTTTTGAATATATCTTTAGTTGAAGCATAATAAGTTGCGTTTTTATATTCTAATTTCCATAAAGGTCTGTTTGAATTTCTTATAGCTATAAATTTATTATTTAATAACATTAATCCTGCAAATGATCCTTTAGTTGTGCTAACAAATTGTTTTATTTTATCAATATTGTTTCCGCACTTTTGGATAATAATTTCACCGTCATTTTCTGTTTGCATTTTTATATTGTAATTATCTTCAATTTCTTGTTTTGTTCTCATATCTAAAACACCATTAAAAACTAAAGAAATATTATTCAATTGTATTGGTTGATTGTTGTTGTGGTTCATGTAATCACCACTTGTTGAATAGCGGTTGTGGTATATGATTTTATTTGCTTTCGGTAGATTTATGTCTTTAATGTTGTGATGTTTTTTTGTTATTATTTTATTATCATAATAAGAATAACCGAAGCTATGCAAACCCCTTATTTTGCTCTGTTTTATAATATCATATAAAATATTATAATTTTCTTCGGTTGGATTATTACAAGAAAAACCTACTACACCGCACATATTAATTAAGTTTTTGCCCCTCTTGACGATGCTTTGCTGTTGCTTGTTCTTCTTCTATTGATCCGCAATGAATCATGTTTTTACGATAATACATTACTAAACTAACTCTTGTTGCGTTGTCATCAATTTTATTTATTGGTGTGTTTCCGTGCCATTGATGAACATC